ATCTATTGCCCAGACATACCTTAAGGTTATGAAGGACTTCTGTTCTGAATTTGGACTTACTCCTGCTGCTCGTACTAGAATTCAGGTAAATACAGAGGAAACTGATACCGATGATCCAATGCTTGAGATTTTAAAGGGGGTAGAATAAATGTGCCATATTGTGAAGAAAAAGCAAATCATGTTATTAATTTTATACAACAGCTAAAGCTTACAAAAGGCAAATGGGCAGGTCAGCCTTTTAAATTACTCCCTTGGGAGATAGATTTAATTAAGAAAACCTTTGGAACTTTAAGGGAAGATGGTACAAGGCAGTATAGAACTGTTTATGTAGAAATTCCTAAAAAATCAGGGAAATCGGAAATCGCTGCAGCTATTGCCCTATATATGCTTTTAGCTGATGGAGAATCTAATGCAGAAGTGTATGTTGCAGCTTGTGATAGACAGCAGGCCAGCATTATATTTAATACAAGTTTAAACTTCGTAGAGGGAAATAAGACACTTTCTAGGGTAACAAAAACCATTCGTTCTACTAAGAGAGTTGTATATCCAAGAACAGGTAGCTTTTTTCAGGTATTAAGTTCCGATGTAAAATCAAAATCAGGACTTAATGTGTCTTGTGTAATATTAGATGAAATTTGGACTTATCCAAATCCAGACTTAGCTAAAATGTTAACCACAGGTTCAGGAGATGCAAGAGAACAACCACTATTCATATATCTAACAACAGCAGGAAATAAACTAAGAGGGTATGGCTGGGATATGCACTGTAAGGCCAAAGATGTATTATCTGGAAAAAGAATTGACCCAACATTTCTCCCTATAATTTATGGTTTAGAAGAAGGTGATGACTGGGAAGATGAGAAAAACTGGTATAAAGCAAACCCAAGTTTAGGACATACAATAAAGATAGAGAGAGTAAGAGAACATTTCCTGCAAGCAAAACAAGACCCTGCAGAAGAAGCCCTATTTAAACAACTCCGTCTAAATATGTGGTTAAAGCAACAGATAAAGTGGATGCCAATGGATAACTGGAAACTCTGTGATACTGAAGTAGATCCTGAAAATCTAAAAGGAAGAGAATGTTATGGTGGACTTGACCTTTCAAGTTCCATTGATATAACAGCTTTTGTTTTAGTTTTTCCACCCATACCTGATGATGATAAATATTATGTACTTCCATACTTTTGGATACCAGATGAGAATTTAGATTTAAGGGTGAGAAGGGACCATGTTCCTTATGATATTTGGAAACAGCAAGGCTACCTTCAAACCACTGAAGGGAATGTTATACACTATGGTTTTATAGAAAAATTCATAGAAGAACTATGGAAGGACTATAACATTAAAGAAATAGCCTTTGATAGATGGGGAGCAGTGCAAATGACACAAAACCTAGAAGGTGCAGGGTTTACAGTAGTTCCCTTTGGGCAAGGGTACAAAGATATGAGTCCACCTACAAAGGAACTTATGAAATTAACACTAGAGGAAAAAATAGCCCATGGAGGCCATCCAGTACTATCTTGGATGATGGATAATATTCATGTAAGAACCGATCCAGCTGGAAATATAAAACCTGATAAGGAAAAATCCACTGAAAAAATAGATGGTGCTGTGGCTTTAATTATGGCATTAGATAGAGCAATAAGAAATGAAGGAAGTAAATTTGATATAAATGAAAATTCAACAGAGGAAATGCTAGATAAACTTTGGAGTTAGAAGGGGTGATGATATTTGAGTGTATTTAATAGGTTAAAGAATATATTTAGTCCTAAAGCTGAAGCGTTACCAGAGGAAATATCATTAAACGATAGAAGGCTTTTAGAAATATTAGGAGTTGAAAATAGCGAGTTTAATTACAAAGGTAAAAATGCACTAAAGGAAGCCACTGTGTTTTCCTGTATTAGAATATTGGCTGATAGCGTAGGTAAACTTCCTACTAAGGTATATAAAAATAATAATGGAAGGCAAAGTGCGACAGAACATTATCTAACCCCAATTTTAAAGATTAGACCTAATACTTGGATGAGTGCCAGGGATTTTTTTAAGGCTTTAGAAGTTCAGAGAAATATCTATGGAAATGCTTATGCTTGGATTGAATTTGAAACAGTTGGTAAAAATGCAGGTCATGTTACAGGAATATATCCCTTAGATAGTTCTAAAGTAGAAATATATATTGATGATATAGGACTACTACCTCATAAAGGTAGACTTTGGTATGTTTACACCGATAAAAAAGGTACTCAGTATAGGATTGATCCTGATGAGATGTTACATTTCAAGGGACTAACCAGCGATGGAATATTGGGTATGACTCCATTAGAACAACTTAAAAACACCATAGAAAATGCAGGAGCTGCAAGTGAATATTTAAATAACTCTTTTAAAACTGGACTTCAAACCAAAGGAATTATTCACTATATAGGAGATTTAAATCCAGAGGCTCAAAGGGTATTTCGTGAAAGGTTTGAACAGATGGCCAGTGGACTTAAAAATGCTAACAGGGTATCCCTTCTCCCTATAGGATATCAGTTTCAGCCTTTAAGTTTAACTATGGCAGATGCTCAGTTTTTAGAAAACACACAGTTAACAGTAAAGCAAATAGCTGCAGCCTTTGGAATAAAGAATCATCAAATAAATGATTTAGATAGAGCCACTCATACCAATGTGGAATATCAGCAAAGGGAATTCTATGTTGATACACTAATGGATATTCTAACTGGCTATGAACAGGAACTGACATATAAGCTATTCACCAATAAGGAACTAGAAGAAGGCTACTATATTAAGTTTAATGTAAATGCAATACTTCGTGCTGACCCTAAAACCAGATACGAAGGATATAGAATTGCAATTCAATCTGGATTTCTAACAGCCAATGAAGTGAGGGCCTTAGAAGAACTAGAATCTAAAGAAGGAGGAGATAGACTTTTAATCAATGGAAATATGATGCCTATTGAAATGGCAGGAGAGCAGTATAAAAGAGGTGGTGATGATATTGGGAAAGAAGAATAAAAGGTTTTGGAACTTTAAATCCTTAGATGAAAAAGAAGGTGAACTTACTCTTTATGGGGAGATTTCAAATGAAACTTGGTGGGGTGATGAAGTAACTCCTAAAGAGTTTAAATCTGATTTAGATAATTTAGGAGAAATAGATACACTAAATATCTACATCAATTCTCCAGGAGGCGATGTATTTGCAGGTCAGACTATTTACTCTATATTAAAAAGGCATAAGGCACATAAAAATGTATATATTGATGGATTAGCTGCAAGTATTGCTAGTGTCATAGCCATGGCAGGCAATACTATTTTTATGCCTAAAAATGCTATGATGATGATTCATAATCCTTGGACCGTAGGAATGGGTAATGCAGATGAGTTTAGAAAGCTAGCTGAGGACTTAGATAAGATTAGGGAAAGCCTTATTGCAGCTTATGAAGGTCACTCGGCACTAACAAGAGATGAGATTATAGAGATTATGGATGCAGAAACTTGGCTAACAGCTTCTGAATGTGAAGAGTATGGATTTTGTGATGTGGTAGGGGAAGAAAAGAATATGGCTGCTTCTATTGATAAGGATGTACTAGCTAGATATAAAAACACACCTAAAGAGTTAATAAAAATAGAGAATGATTTGGAAGTTAGAAAACAAGCATTATTAAAACAAAAATTATTAATTGAACTAGAGCTTTAGGCTCTTTTTTATTTCAGAAAGGATGGGATAAGTATGAGTAAAGAATTGAGAGAACTACTTCAAAGTTTAGAAGAAAAGAAGGCAAAAGTAAGAAACTTAATAGCTGAAGATAAGGTAGTAGAAGCTGAAAACTTAATGGAAGAGGTAAGAGCCTTACAAAAGAAAGTTGCCCTGCAGCAAGAATTAGAAGCAGCTGAAAAGTTTGATATGGAAGATGGTACACCATTAAATGACACCTATAAAGACTTAGAAGCAGAATACAAAAGAGTATTTTTAAAGGGGTTAAGAAAACAGAGAATTACTGCAGATGATTACAGCATTATTAATGAATATAAGGCTGCTATGCATGAAGGTGGAGTAAGCACTGATTCTGATGGGGATATGGGAATTATCGTTCCAGAGGATATTCAAACAAAAATCAATGAGCTTATGAGAAGTATGAATGATTTATCTAAAATTATTAGAGTTGAAAAGGTAAACACATTATCTGGTTCTAGAGTTTTAGAAAAAGACGAGGATATGGTTCCCTTTGCAGTAGTAGATGAGTATGGAGAAATTCAGGAAATGGACAATCCAAAATTTACACCAGTAACATATAAGCTTGTAAAAAGAGCAGGATTTTTGCCAATTACCAATGAGTTATTAAAAGATAGTGACCAAAATATTATAGCCTATGTAACAAGATGGATAGCCAAAAAGCATGTGGTGACTAAAAATAGTTTAATTATAGAGATATTAAAGTCTCTATCCAGTAAAGATTTAAAAGACATTAAGGCTATTAAGAAAGTATTAAATGTAGATTTAGATCCTGCATTAAGTCTATCTAGTACAATCATCACAAATCAAGATGGATTCCAATGGCTAGATGAACAGGAAGATGGTAATGGTAGACCACTTCTTCAAGAAGATATTACACAGCCTGGAAAGAAGCTATTTAAAGGTAGACCAATTGTAGTAGTAGCCAATAGAACATTGCCTTCCACTGGAACTACCACAGTAAAAGCTCCATTTATAGTTGGAAACTTTAAAGAGCTAATGGTTCTATTTAATCAAGGAGTTTATGAACTAGCTTCTACAACTACTGGTGGAGATGCTTGGAGAAGAGATACTACTGAGCTTAGAACTATTACAAGAGATGATTGTGTGAAATGGGATACAGATGCAGCAGTATTTGGTAAACTTACAATTTCAACAACTGGAGCTTAAGGGGTGGAGAATCCACTCCTTTTGGAGGTGATAAGCCTTGCTAATTACACTAAAAGAAACTAAAGAATATTTAAGAGTAGATGGAGATGAAGATGACAGTTTAATAGAATCCATAATAAATGCTTCCGAAGAGTATCTTAAAAATGCCACAGGTAAGACCTTTAATAGTACAAACCCTTTAGCTAGGCTGTTTTGTCTAGTCCTAGTAGTAGATTGGTATGAGAACCGAGGTTTAACTGCTGGAAAGGTAGGGGAAAAGATAAGACCTGTAATTGATAGTATGCTTACACAGCTTAATTACTGCTACCCAGAGGAGATGGTGGAATGAATCCAGGAGAACTAAATAAAAGAATTACCTTTCAAAGATTAACTACCACCACCAATGAGAATGGATTTGAAGTTGAAGCTTGGGAGGATTTTAAAACAGTATGGGCTGGGGTTACTAATCTTCATGGAAGAGAATACTTTGAAGCTGCAGCTGTGCAAGCTGAACAGACTGTAAAGTTTACTATCCGATACATTAAAAATATAGACACTTCTAAGAGGATACTCTTTCAAGGGAAACAATATAATATCACCGCCATTGATAATATAAAATACAAAAATGTGTATATGGAAATAAAGGCATTGGAGGTAGATTTAAGTGGCTGATATGAAACTTGAAGGAATTGAGAACCTACTAGCTGAAATAGAAAAGCTAGGCAAGACTGGTTCTAGAATTGAAAATAAGGCATTAAGGGAAGCTGGAGATGTAGTAAAAGAAGCCATTCAAAAGGAAGCACCTATAAGAAGTGGAAAGTTAAAGGAAAGCATAACTGTATCTAG